CAAACGTAAAAGAAGTTAAGCTGTAATTAACGTAGACTTTTACATGGTCTTCATTAATGTAAGGGAAGGAGATGTTGAAATCTGTTTGAGATCCAGTCCCTGAATAGGTATCAAAAGCGTAAGGCATGGTTTAACTACTGGTTGAGTTTGTCCGCAAATTGTTTAGCATTTAAATCTATATTATCTCCTTGCAAGTAAGATGTCCTATTTCTTCTTATAAACTCTTGTTCTTCTTCAGCTGCTTTAATACGTTGTTCTGGTATTTGAATTTCCATTCTATAAGGATTATTTGGAGAAGTTCTAAATTCTTCTTTTGCATTATGTTTGTAATCATTGATGATTTCTTGTATTTCATCTGATCTTACAAACCCTTCTAATGGATCTGCTCCGTTAGTTGGATGAACTGTATATTCTTGGGCTTGATAATCTTTAGATGTAATCCTTTGATATAAAGCTTCAGTTAAAGTTAATCCACCATATTTAGGATGTGGAAGACTATAAATATATTCTTTGTATTGTCTAAATGCAGGAGGACTTAATCTTACTCCTTTAATCATAAAGTCTGTAGGTCTTGGTGGTTCAAATAAGTCTCCAGCTCTATTTAATTTAATTAATTCATCATTAACAATTGCAGCTTTATATTCATATGTTTCTGTTCCTTTTTGTTTTTGAGTTTCTAATCGTGGATCAAAAGTATGACCTGTAGCTCCTATTCCAAAATTACTAATAGCACCTTTTATTGTTCCAAAGTAAGCACTTGAAAGTTGTGACAACCAAGGAGCATCATCCATTGGTAATTGATCACTACCTAAGAATCCTTTGTTTCTTATTGGTAAACCAGTAATCCAGTTTATTCTTGGAGGTAATGTTTTAGAAAATCCTGGAGTATTATTTTTAATTTCATCTAATTGTTGCCTAAAGAAACTACCTATATATTCCATTAATTGATCTCCTTTACCTTGTTCTCCCGATATATCTTGTGGTTTTAAATAAATAATATTTCCTTGATTATCTTCCATTGTTACAAGATTCTTATCAACTTCTTCAAAAGCTTCTATTGGTTTAACTCCTGAATCTATTTCTCTTTTATATGGATCTATTGCTCTGCTGAGTTCTCTTAATCTACTTGATTCAGGAATAAAATTAGAAAGAAGTCTTTGAACATATCTTTCCAATTTAGTTCTTTCAGATGGTTCCATTTCTCTTCTTCCTGGTAAATTGCCACGAAAGAGTCCAATTGCATCAATAAATTCGACAATACCTTTGTAATAAGTAGCACTAAATCTACCCAACATTACTTGAGCTGTTATAGACATAGAAAATCCTGCTATTAAATCATCTCTTTGCTCTTGAGATAGATCTGCATATAACATTTTGTAATCTGCTAATCCACCTATAAGAGTTGCAGCTGGTTCAAAACCTCTATAAGAATGCCATTTACCATAAGTAGGAAGACCATTTGCATCTCTTCCTCTCCATCTCCAAGACAAAGGAGGTCTTTCATTATCTGTCCATTCTTTTCTCATTCCTGGATCATTTGGCCCAAATCCTGTGAACTCAATAGGAAATTCTTCATCATTAAATACAGTCGTTACAAAAAAACCTGCTGCTGCTAAACCTGTTGCTTGTTCTGTTTTCCATCTATTACGAAGGAAATAATTTTCATTAAAAAGATCTCGGTAAAAAGTATCGACTGACATTGCAAAAGGAGTATGCCTTAGCCATTGCTTAGTTATATCTCCTGGTGATCTATTAAATGGTTGAATAATACTAGCCCAAAAACCATGTTTACTAGCTTGAAGTCTTCCCCATCTCATTGGTATTTGCGACCAAGCAGAAGTTATAACAGGAGTTATATCTCCTGGGTCTGGAAGACTTTTATTATTCTTTGCTTGATTTAAAACATTACCTTGAGTGAAGTTATTATATCTTTGTTCAAGTCCTTTTAAATTTCCACCTTCTTGATATAACTCAGCAAATTCAGCTATTTCTTTTTCATCAGTCATACCTCTTGCTTTTGCTAACTCTTCTCCATATTGATAATTTCTACCTGGCATTCTTGCCCTTGTTTCGTCTGTAAAAGTAAGTATTCTTCCTATCTGTATTGCTGCTTCATCTTTCATTAAAGCATCAGCAATTGTTTCGCCATTTACGATAGCGTCAAAAGTATAAAATTCAATTCTTCCTTCAGCATATTTTCTTGCATAGTTTTGTAAGGTAATTCCTTCCAATCCTAATCTCCTACCTTTTTCTAATCCTTGGTCAATTCCAGTTACAAAAGCAAGAGAATTACCAGCAATAGATTTCGTAAAAGTATCTAATGCTAATTGTCCTCTTATATTCCAAGTTCCTAATCTCCATAAAACATTAGCAATATTAAGTCCAGGATTACCTTTAGCTTCTGTTGTAAATGGACTTGTATTTAAATCATAAGAAGGATGAGGATCACTTAATTGATAAGCACGATCTTTTGCATAACCAGCGTTAATATTTGTTAGAGAATCATCAGCCAAATCTGAAGCAAATGCAGCTGTACGAATTTTAGGATCATATAAAGATTGACCTAATTCAAATGCTTTTGCTCCTAATTTAAGAGAACCATAGAATGATCTTCTTAAATAGTCATATTGCATTAAAGCTATTTTTGCATGTCGGAAATCTCCATGAGCAAGTGCATTTAAACTCATTAAAGCAGGTTCTACTCCTGCTCTTCCTGCTCCTGAAAACTGAACAGCCCATGTTCCAGCAGCAGAAAGAAGATTATTGACATAGTAAACACCAAGTCCTTTACTCCATTTTTCGTAATTACTAATCTTTGGTGCACTCCTCATTCCTTTTGCTTTAATATCTGCACCTATATAATCTTGAAGAGTTTTTATTCCCTCTGGTGTTTTTGTATTCATTGCATACATTACTAACTGATCGAAAAATCCTTCTGTTTCAGGAGTCCATTCTCCAGTTTTCATTGCTGTTAAAATTTCATCTGGAAGATTAGAAACTATTGTTGTTGCTGGCACTTGTGATGCTTCACTTATAGCTGCAACTTTATCAAAATTTAAATTTGTTCTTTTAGTTGCTTCTGTAAGACCATCTGTAATTATTTCAGCCTGAGCTGCATTTAATAATTGACCTGCACTTCTAGTCCAAGTTTGATAAACCCTAGAGAATTGTAAAGTTGTTTCTAAACTTCTCATCATTTCTGATATTGCTTCTGCTTTATTAATAGAAGGATTATCTGTTGCTTGATAAACTAAATGCGCCCATTTTGCTGATTGTTCACCTGCAAAATTTAGTCCAAATCTTATCTTTAATAAATTAGTAACATTCTCTACGTTGTTAGCAAATATTTCTGTCGCATCTATAAGTTTTTCATCATATAGAATTGCGTCTAAATTCATACCTTGTTCTTTAAATACTGCTCCTAATTCTTGTGCAATTCTTTTTGGACTGACTGACCACATTCCTGTGTCCATAATCTTGTCAAATCTATGAGTTATAGCATCGAGAATTGTTTCAAAATCTCCTCCTTCAGCACTAGAACCTGGATAGTATTCTTTTCCTTTTGGAGATCTAAGAGTAGTTATATCCTGCCATGCAGCTGGAGTATCTAATAGATCTGCCTCTCCAGATTCAATTTTTCTAAATGCTTCAATAACGTCTTCACTTAAACCTTCTACTTCTTCTTTTGATCTCTTTCCACCAGCAGGTTCTTCGCTTAACCTAGCCTGTTCTTCATCATATTTTCTTGCTTCCTCATCATAAGAACCTCTAGGATCATCTGCATCACTTTTTTTCCCTACGACAAAATCTTCAGACTTTAATTGATTTTCAGGAATAATTTCTCCTGTCCTAGTTTTAACAGCCATTTCTCTTTCCACACCTTCTTTAGTCCTTTCAAATGCAGAAATAGCGTCATCACTCCATCCAAGTGGATGATCTCTTTCTAAAACAGTATTTCTTTGTTGCAAGAAATCATTAAAGATTTTTTTAGTTTGAGGGCCACCAAGACGAGCATGAACACTTGCGATTAAATCTCTAAAATAAATACCAATTTTATATATTAAACTTCTGAAATTATCTGTCTGGATAAACTGATTGCCTTTTGTAATACCTTTATAGTCGAGATTTAAACCTTCATCTAATTTGCTAAAGAAAGCATCTGTCATGTTTTCTGCAAAATATTCATCTAGATCTGTATATCTATAATCAGCCTCACCTTTAAATTTATTTCTGTCGAAATATTTAGCAGCTTCATCAGCAAAGTTTTTTTCTGTTATTTTCTTTCCCATTCCAAATCCAGTTTCCCATGAGTCAATCTGAAGTCTCATTTGTAGATCTTCTGGGGTTGTCTCTTTAATCCAGGCTTTCTTTTTCTGTTCCCATCTTTGTAAATATTTTTTTTGTTCTCTTAAAAATTCTTTTTTATATCTAGCTAAATCTGCTTTAGGTAAGTATCTTGATAAACTATGCCATAGTTCATGTATTACAGTTCTTTCAAGTTTTCCTTCTTCTATAATTTTTTTTCTAATTGAAACTAAATTAGTTAAGAAATTATATTCACCATCTTTACCTGGATTTAGTGATCCTTTAATACTAATACCTACATCATCAAACATCCGTCCACCAATAATATCTATAAACTCTTCTATTCCTTCAGCTTCTTCAATATCAATTCCATCTGAAGGAAACTTTTTCATTATTCTTTTCTTTATCTTTTCTGCTCCTCTAGATCTAGATATTCCTCTAGGATCTTCATCTATTGGTGTAAAAGGTTTTGGTTTTCTTGAAGTTACCTTTTCAATAATCTGATCATAACTATTACCATCTTGAACCATTTGTAATACTTCATCATCGAGAGGAAGATCACCTCTTTTGATTGCTTCAGCAATAGATTTTTCTCTATTAGTAATCTGAACATTATCTGTTTGCTTATCAACAATTAAATTTCTGTTTCTTTCTTGTATTTGTTTCCATACTTTATCTCTTTCAGCTGGTGGTAGATCAGCTCTTGCTTTATCAAAAGCTGCTCTATCTATTCTTGATTCTATTTCTTGTTCACTAAGTCTTTTTTTTATTTCTGGAATATTTTCTAATTTTTCTGCTGCTTCAATTGCTTCCTTTTGAAGCCTTGGAAAACTAGGACTATTTTTAGGAGTACTAAGAAGAGTACCTAATTTTATTCTTGCATTAATTACTTTTACTGCTGATGCTGTAGATATAGCTCCACCAAGTCCAAAGTCAATAAAGCCTCCTTCTAAGGCATTTTTAAAACGACCTTTTAATCCTTCATCTTCTGGATTTGTAGCCAGTTGATTAAGAAGGGGAATATGTTTTACGTTATTAAACCAAGTATCACTATTAGCAGCTAAGTCATATAAACGACCTTCGTATTGATCAAATCCAGCAAAATCAATTAAAGCAGCTTTAGGACTTGTTGCTGTTGCTGTTTTAATTCCAAACTTTGTAATGTCTTGAGCAGTTCTTTGAGCTAAAGGATATTTTGCAAGTGGTTTACCGACACCTTGAACTATTCCAGCTTCTATTTTCTTTGCTTTAGTTCCAAGTTTAGTAACAGGTTGTATTAATTTACCAACTTTTGGAACTTGAGCTAATCCTTTTAAACCCCAGTTTATACCTTTTAAAGCCTTAGAAAGAAGAAGCCATTCAAGACCAAACTGAAGTATTCCTGTTCCTATATCTTCAGCAACACCACTACTTTCTAATGGTTCTGGTTTCCAATCACCCATACCTAGTATTGGCTTATCAGGCTCTTCAGAAGTAGTCCCTTCTCCTATTCCAAAATATCCACCAATATCTCTAATTGTGTCGCTACCTTCTTGAACAGCGTTAATTCCTGAGTTAAGAACCATTCGAGGAATAGCTTTTGCTGTACCTATAGCAGCGTCTTTATAACTAAAATTCTTATCAGCTTCTTTTATTTCTTGAAGTTTTTGACCTGCTGATGATTCAGTTTTATCTACCCATTCATACCTTTCTTCCTTTGTTTCAGGATCAATAACAAGTTTATAAGCCATTAGTGTTATGCAATATTAGATCTTCCTTTTATGGTACTAGATTTTGTCCAGTCAGTCTTCTTATATTTATCAATAAGTTTTTGTAATTTCTTATTATTTTTCATGCTTGTCCATTGATTTGGCCCTATTTCCAATAATAAAGTTAATGCTAATTTGTCTTGAACTTCAGGTGTAAACTTCTGTGTTGGCTTAATTCCTGAACGCTTTAGAGCTTCTCTTAATCCTACTCTTGTAAATTGATATCTTCCTGCTGCATGGATACCACCTGAATCATGCCATTTTTTAGTTCCTTCTTTTGTAAAAGGATATAAGTCAGTATTGTAACCACTATCTTGTATATCTAATATTTCTTGAATAGTTAAATTTACTAATTTCTTTCCTTTATTTGCTGGATGATCTCCATAAGTTCCACTAAATCCAAGAACTGTTTTACCTTCATCTGCTCCTCCTTGGTTAAAAGCTTCATAACCTCCTCCTTTAGTATCGACTGTAGATTCACCACTATGAATTATATCTAGCATTTGTTTTTCTAGATTTTGTTTTGGATTAACTCTTGGAGCTGGCATCCAACTTAAATCTGTTGATGCAATTAATGTTCCTTGATTGAATAGTGAAGAACGTTTACCTAGTTCATTGTTTTTTTTTACCTCTTCAAACTGAAATTGGTCATTACGTTCATCAGGGAAGACTCTATCTAAACGCTCATAGAATTTTGGAGTAAGAGGAAGATTATGTAATTTTGCTTGATTTATAAAATATTCTTTAGGCGACATATCTTTATTAATTCTGCTAAGTATGGCTGGCATCTCTCTTATATAACTTAAAGCCTTTGGCCCAGGACTAGCATCCATTGCTTCTGCTCCTTGAATCCATCCCCAAACATTGAGACTATTTCCATCCATATTTTTATTTTCTAAAACAATTGCAAGATCTTCGATTTGATTTAATTGATGAGCAAGTATCGGACTTGAATATAAAGTTTCTGTTCTAGCTGCTGTAACTAAAGAACTATTTTGTTGAGGATTACCTCTACCATTGAGTCCTCCTTCTAAACTATTGATTAATTCTCTTGGAGTTTGGAAAACAAATGATTGCTTATTATCTTCCCTCATATCAGAAAGATACGTTTTGAGTTTATTTAAATCAGGTATTCTTTTTTCAGCTGATATTTTGTAATCTGACGGCACTTCAATTTCTTCTTTATTGTCTTCTTCTTTATTGTCTTCTTCTTCTTTGTCTTCAGTTATTTTTTTTTGATTGTTATCATCTCCTATTCGTACTTGATTCCCCTCATTACCTAATCCTGTTTGACTTTCTTTATAATCTTTCCACTTATCTTGATAATCTGTTTTTGTCGTTTGTAATAATTGATTTAGTTTTTCAACTCTATCTGCCCAGGGAATTTTTTCTTTAAATATATTGGCAGCATCTGTTCTAAATTGCGCTTTTTCTTTTTCATAAGCATCTCGATCTTCTTTGTCCCATTGATCCAATGCTGTAAGACTTTTTCCTGTTTTCTTTCTATAAAAGTTTGAGATAAATGCGTCTGCCCTAGCAAAAAGTCCGTCACTACCTTCTGATCCATTAACAAGATTATTATAATTTCTTTTTTCTAAGTCGTAATCAACATTAATTTCTGGAAGTAGCAATTGATATTGATTAGTATCTATTCTCTTTGTTCTATAAAAATAATTAATGAGTTGTTTATTTCTAACAGCTTGATCAGGACTCTTATCTATAGTCTTTTTTAAATACTCATAATTTTCATTTCTTTGATCAGCTGTACGACTATCTAAAAATCCTGTCTTTAATTGTTCGAGTCTTCTTATATATGATTGCGCTTCTTGAATAGTAGAGAATTTGTCATAAGCTCCAAATTGTAATTTATTTATTTTATCAACAACGCCTGAAATATTTACTCCACCTTGAGAAGGAATTAAATAATCAACACCATCTACTGTTACAGTTCTCATTCCATCTCCATTTAAAATAGGATCTACTTCTGGTGTATCTAAATTTGCATCTATTTGATTAATACTTCCAAAGTCTGTTTCTGCTAATTGATTTGCATTGTTAGTAGCATTCCTATCTAATATTAGAGATGCCTTATTTTTTTGTTCACCTATAGCTAATTCCCAATAACGCTTTAATTTCTTTTCTCCTCCAACCATATCGACTAATTTTGCTGTACCTATTCTTGTATTCAGTAATAAAGTTAAAGCTACATCTGCATTCTTTCTAACTTCTTCTGGATTATTAGAAACAAGAATTACTTGTTCTGCTACATCAGTAAAAATTTTATCTTTTTGAGTATGAGCATTATAAGTTTTCATTGATACTCCTGACTTCTGGTTAAAGTCGTCATAAGTATTAGTAAAACTTAAACCTGTAACTACTTTGCCTGGTTCATCAATCTCTTGATCTGTTGTCCATTCTGTAAGCTCTCCACCTACATTAGGAAATTTTCCTGTTAATGTTTCTTGAGAAGCTGTAGAAGCATTTAATATTGTTGTTCCAATGTTATTATTCTTTCCTTCAACAGCTGTATTATCTTTATATTTTAAATGTTCAGCACTTAAAGTTCTTCTTGAACTATATATAGCTGCTTGAATTTTAGGTTGGAGTTCTAATCGTGCTTGAGCATTTGGAATCTTTTCTGCAAAATAAGAAGTTGCTAACTTAGTAAACTCTGGAGATGCAGGATTAAGAGGAATAATTTTTCCTGAATCGAGATCTCTTCTATCTTCATCAAAAAAACTATCTTGATATCTTTCGCTCATATCATTTTCAAAGTTTGTAATAGCATTTATTGCATCTCTTTTTGCTTTAACAACAACATATTCTCTTTCTACTCTTTGATCCATTGAAGCAAAGACTCCATAAGAACCCGATGCTTCTGCATCATTATTAGCTTTTTGTTCTAAGGCATTTTTTGCTTTATTTAATTTTGTATTAGAACTTTCTCCTCCTTCTTTTCCTCCTCCTTCTTCTTCCTCTGCTTTTTTTTCTGCTTCTCTTCTTGCAGCTAAATCTGCTGATTTCTGATAGTTCCAGAAGTCAGAACCAAATGCTTGTAGATTTGTATTTATCTCACCAAAGGCTGTTGCTAAGTTTTTTATGTTTTGTTCATTGCTATGTACTTTTGGAGGGTTTGGGATATCAGGAGCACCAGGGAAATTTAAAGGTTGAGACTGAAAATAATCATTGGTATTAGTTTGAAATTTAGGAGTAACTCCAGCACCACCTTTTAGGTCATATTGTTTTATTGCTGCTGTACTTTGGTTAAGAGCTGTGAGTCTTCCTGATGTTTTACGATCAGATACCCCTTTAGATTTTCCATGTGAATACTTTGCCATAATTAATTAAGCGGGAGGTTATCCTTTGTAATAACCTTTTCCCCATCCACCCCACTTATACCCAGCATCTTTCATGCCACTACTCCAAGACATACCTGCACTAGCACCTTGCAGTCCTGCACTTAGCAATGCCAATCCTGTATTGCTTCTTATCTTCGGTGCATCTACTGGTCTTACAGGATCTATGTACGTTCGTTCTATATAAGGGTTAAGACTTGCTAATCTACTTGCTCTTCTGATATTTGTACTACGTTTATCTTGATCTGCAATAGCACCTGTAAAGGCAAGATTTCTATTAACAGCCCAATCAAATTGACCATATTGTGAGTCGACATCAGCTAATAAATTAACAACATTTAATCCTCCCTTTCCTGTCGCTAGTATTTCTCCTTTCGCTCTAGTCATTTCTAATTTCTTTTCTCGTTTCTTAAGTGCAGCTTCTTCTTGTGCTTGAGCTATTTGTAAATTAATAGATTGTGTTTCTTTTTCAAATGCTCTATCTGCTAGAAATTCACTTGTTTCATTTGCTAATTCTGTAGATTGAAATTGTTGTTGTTCTCTAAATCTATTAGCTGCTACTTGTATTTTTTCTCTATCAAATTGTGCTCGTTGATTTATATTCTGTACTTCTATTGCTTCATTCTGGGCAGCAATCATCTGCTGATTTTGCATAAAGCCAAGACCAGCTGCAAGGAAACCAAAAATAAAAGCAGGAGGGCACATTCTCTAAATCCTCACGAACTCATAAAACATTTGACGTTCTGGCCCCCATTGTAGATGTTTTTTAATAAAAGTAAAACCTAACCAATGAATCCATTTTACATGTACTTTATTCCTTGCATCAACCATATTGAAAAGAAGTGGATATAAAGATTGCATTTCAGCTAGTTTTTCTTTTGACTTTCTAAGGAACCATCTTCTATCAATAGAGTCATCAACCATTGATTGACATCCTAATAACCAAATACGTCCTATGTTTTCTCCTTCAGGAACAACTCCACCCATTGCCATTAAATGTCCATGACGACTTATAACTGTTAAACAAGGTTTACTCATAAAATAAGCATATAATAAACCACCTTTAGGACAAGCACCTGTTTGAGCTTTCACTTCATCTACATCTTCTTTTCTCATATTTTCTGCTACTACTGAAACATCGGAAAGGATTGAAGGTCTGACTATTGCCATTCTTATATTCTCCTCGCTCGTTCTTGTAACCAACCTTCCCATTCAGCTGATTGAAAGATACAAGGTAATGGACTATCACTAAACAATTCAATCTTGGCATCAAGATTCCTAGTCATAACAGGAACTCTAAAAGTTTCTTTCGGGATACCTACTTGACCTATTAAGTTCTGACCAACTTGCAGTCCGTTGTATGGATAAGAAGAAGTAGGTCTTCCAAAAGGAGTAACATTTATAACGAAAGAAGAAGTCTTATTAAAAACAACTGCCCATTTTCTTAGTTGTAAATAAGGAGATGCAGTAACAGAAATAGTTCCAGACTCATCTTGTTGTTTTAAAAATGGAGTACTAAATTCATACTTCATATCGTATGGTTCACCTATAAAGAAAGCTGTTGTACTTACATCTCCATCAACAGTAATTGTTCCATTGTTTGAAGCATCTCCAACTGTTTCAGCTGTAGGTGTCAGAACAGATCCATGTTTTAATTTGATTAATGCTTTAAACTTATAAGTATTAGTAGCAGCTTGCTTTGTAAAAGATATAGCTTCATTAGCTTGAATAGTTTTGCTATGTAAATAAGAAGGGAAATCAGTAATAGTAACTGTTGCATTACCTGTCGTCTTTCCTGTTGTTGATCCTCCTGAACTACTAACTACTAATCCTTCTCCATTAACAATAGTTATGACTGTATTAGTAGAAGGTTGTGATGTAGGAAAACTATTAATGTCTGCATAGTTTGTTCCTCCAACAGTTAAAGGACGACCAACTAATTTTGTTACTCCTGCATTAGCTAATGGATATGGCAAGGTAATTACAGTTTGAGCATTTAATCCACCAGAGTTAGTAACACTAAAAGTACAATTAGCTTCTGTCGTTTTTCTATCTAACAGGATTTCTATTTCAGTATTTGCATCAATTGTTTCAGGTCTTAGTGATGCTTTCTCTAAGTAAACACCATCAGCATATTCGACAATAATATACAGATCACTATCTAGGATTGATGCTGAAAGAATAGACTTAGCTCCTTTAACTTCCCAATATGACCAGGCAGATTGTAGTTTGGTTTCATCTTGGAATAAGAATTTATAAATATATAATCGTTTAGGTTCATCCTTACTAATCATTACTATTGTTTCTTCTGATACTGATGCAGCTATAGCTACTAAGTTCTTAGGTATATAACGAGGTGTTGATGCTGTTACTTCTGCTGATATAGGAGTTGAACCTGTTACGTCTGGAATATAGAACTCACGCAAACCACTATATTCTCCTTTATCTACAGGGAAGAATACAGTTCGACCTACACCTATAGGATCAACTAAATCATTAGAATCAAATTTAGTCATTGCAGTTATCGTTGCAGTCCTAGGAGTAAGGGGAGCACCAAGTCCTGACATACCTGTATCTAATCTAAACTGACCACTTCTACTGAAGAGAAGCAAGGTATTTGAAAATGCCATGCTTGAAGTAAGAAAGTTAATATCAGTACCACCTGTACTCACAAAGATAGGATCACTATCTACAACAGTCTGAACAGTTTCAGGCCAATACCTTGTGTAATCATCAGCTGCTGATAAGCAAGCATATTCATCTGAAAGTAAAACAAGTCTGTTTCTAAAGACGTTTATATTACTAATCTTCTCTCCGACAAAAGGAGGATTACTTGCACTTGTTGCATCACCTGCAATTCTATTTCCCCATGTTTGTCTTTTAAAAGTAAATGTTCCATTGGCATTTCTAATAAGAACATGAGGCATCTTGTCTGCCTTTAATTTATATTCAATTCCAGGTGCAACAGTCTCTCTCCATATTCCTTTACCTGATGCTGTGCCATCTGTAGTTTCAAACTTTACATAGTAATCATCTGCTGCTGTAGAACTAGATCCAATTACTTTTAATATCTGACCATTTAAACCTTTTAAAGGAAGTTGTTGTATTGCTTCTACTTCTCCTTTGATACCTACGATAAACATATCTGCAATGGTATCACTTACTTTTATCGTGAAATCTCCTCCGTCATCCTTAACAATCTTTAATAAATAATCATCAACTGTTGTCGCTGTATATTCTGGGCCAAGAACACTATCGTTATTAATTAAATCTCTTAATCCATCACATACACTTTTGTTACTAGGAGCATTTGATGATGAACCTTGTCCAATGATAGGTGTAGTAAATTCCTCCTTAGTCTCTGCATGATCAGTAGCATTTAAAGTTATTGAGTAAGTTGTATTGTATTCAGCCTGTCTAATAAAAACTAATCCTGTTGCTTGTGTATAAGAAGGAGAGTTAGTTGATTCCATTTCAACTACAGTTTCCCTATTAGTTATAAACGTACTGTCTGCAATACTTGCCAACCTAAATGTATTAGCAGGTTCAGAAGTATTTGCTATATCTAAATACGACTGACAGCTAGTGCCACCACTATTAACTTCATTTCCATTACCATCGTATTGTTGATAAGTAACTGTCTGAGCTACACCTGCAAGACTAAATACTTTTATATCTCCATCAGTTATGTAAACGATGTATTGAACATTTCCATCACGATCAACGATATGGCTAAAGGGTCTAGTACTTCCTGCACTTCCAGTAAATAATCTGTTCTGATGATAGAAGGGAGGTCGTTTCTTTAATCCTTCAACAGAACTAGGCATACAGTTAATAACTGATTCAGCCTGGGAAGAAAGTCTTAGTGCTGCTGGTTGTTGACTAACTCCATTAATTAAGTTTGGGATTGATTTACTGACAAGTGGCATAGCTATCTAATAAGAGCACGATGAGGTTTGAATGTATTAAAGTGTCCAGTTCTATTTGTATTCCCTCTTAACATACTATGTTCATCCCTTGTTGTTTCCTCTTCTAAGAATTGACTTCTTGCTTCTAGTTCTGCCATCATATTTATTTTTGCATAGTCTTCACTTCCTACTGTTGCTTCTTGAAGTTGTCTTCCTGCTCTTGTCATTATGTATCTACGAGCATATTCAGGTAAGGATAGCCAATCAAGAATAGTAGTTACATCAGCTTTAATATCTTCTGTGAATGTATATTTCTGAGTCTTTCTATCATATAGTTTTCCGTTTCTAATGATGATGTCATATTCAGGATAGAGTTCAGGGTCTACATAAACCTTGGTAGTTGAAACTCCTGTCTCTATTTCATCAGTAGTATTTCTTTTTAAAGTTCTTTCGTAATCAGTATTGAAAGTCCAACCTTCTGATTGCACTTCTCGACTCGCTTGGTTCAAAGCATCTTGAGCTTGCTTTGCAATTCCCACTTGTCCGACTGTACTGTTAACAGGAGCTTCTCCTGTCATTTGTAAAACTCTATTAATAGCTTCGAGTTCAGTTGTAAGAGTTAATACCATAACGAATAAAGAGAAAAGGGGAGGCTGTCCTCCCCGAATATAAAGTTAGCTAGTTGCCCAGTAGATCTCAACTGCACAGTCAGGACGTAATACGCCAGTACCATGAGCCATAGAACCAACCATAAATGTTCCTTGCCATAGTGCATGAACATCTGATCCTGTTTGTTCCATTTTAAGATCCATCAACTTAACTGTTCCAACTGCTTGCTTGTTAAATACAAGACCTACGTTGTCAGTATAGTTAGCATGGTAAGTGTTGTTCTCACCTGTTACTGCTGATCTGTTTGTAGTAGGTAAATGGTTAGATTTGATAATGCTGATACCAGCAACTTTCAATACTGTTCCATCTGCATATGCTCCAGATCCACCCCAGTCTCTGTTGAGTACATCAGTTGTTTGAGCCAACTTATAATATTCTGTTGGGCCAAGTACAACGTAACGATTATCTTCAGGGACGTTGTTGATATCCATCTTCTCAGCTGCTGTCCATAAAGCTGATACAAGGTTTGCACCTGTTACAGCTGCTTTGTTTGCAGCAACGATCTTGATACGAGTACCACCAGGAAGATCAGTATTGAAGTTAGTACTGGTTCTTGCAGCTTGTGCAATAGTTGCAGCTACGTTCTGGTCGAACTTGTATGCAAGAGCATTACCCATCTCAGTTGAGTACTGAGATCTAACATCATAGTGAT